GCCGAACAGGCCGCCGATCTCGAAGCCGGCCACGAAGTCTCTCGTCAGCCTGGTCGTCCCGATCGCGGCGGCCGTCGGGTCGAGGTACACACACACCTCGCCGGGCAGGATGGGCACGAGCGTCAGCGCCGTCAGGCCGGTGGCCCCGACCGTGGCGGTGTAGTCGAGCGCTCGCGCGAACAGGTCGCCGGAGACCTCCGGCTGCGCCGTCCGCGTGAACGACATGCCGACGCCGGTCATGAGCGCGTAGGCGGCCATCTCGGCCGTGTTGCCGACCATGCCGCGCCTGATCGTCCACGTTTTCGGCGTCCACGGTGTGTTGGACGACGGTTGCCAATACCAGCGCCGCGTGTTCGTGGCGCCGGTCGGCGTCGTGATGGTCGCAGCTCCCAGCACGTTCGAGAAGACATAGGCCAGCTCGGGGTAGGTGGGATACCCCGACAGCGACCCGGTTGCCCACTCCTGCCGTGGAGCGGCGATCGTGTCGAACAGGTTGCCGGACGGCGCGATGCGGTCGACCTCAAGTGCGGTGTCGATCTCGACGGCGAGCGCCTGCAATTTGACGGTCGATGGGACGGCCGTCCCGGGGACGCTTTCGACACCAATCTCAACGATTTCCTGGACGACATATCTGTCTGGCATCGACGTCTCCTCTACGTGCCCGGATGCGCTTCGGTGCGGTACGTCCCGATCAGGTGGCGAAACGATGCGCCGGCGTCGTCCTCCGGCAGACGGCGGAAGTCGATCCGTCGCAGCCGGCAGGCGTACGACTCGCCAGCGAGGCCAGTGAACCCGTCGAGCACGGCGTTGACCCGCCGAGCGATGGCGACGATCGGCCCGTAGCTGGTCCCACTTGCCACGACGCGGACGTCCACGTCGACGATCGAGAGGACGTGGACGCCACCGAGCGTGTTCGCGTCTGGCGCCGCCACGAGCCCGACCGTCGCGGCCGGCAGCGTGGCCGCCTGCGGGATCTGGTCCTGGTAGATCCGACCGCCGAGCAGCGTGTTGACACCGCCGGCGCCGGCGTCGGCGGTCAGCCGGTTCCAGACCAGCGTGCAGACATCGTGGCCTTCGAGCGCCATCACGCCACCCGCCGCAGACGGAGCTTGAGACGGTCAGGAAACAGGCGCAGCATCCTCGCCGCCGCCGGCCGCATGTACGGCCGGGCGGCCATGTAGCGCGTTCCGAACTCGACGAAGACGCTGTAGAAGGCAGACGGACCGACCACGGCGCGCAGGCCGCCATGCTCAATCACGGTGTGGATCGACCGCCGGAGGAGGCCGGTGTCGACGGGGCAGAGGATCTTGGCGACGGCCTCGGTCCCGTACGCCGTCTCGGCGACCGTGGCGATGACGGCTGCATGCACCGCCGACTGCGCTTGCGGCAGATGGTTGAACACGATCCGGATGTGCGCCGACGCGGCCATGCCGCTAGCGTCCCAGCATCGGCGCGAACAGGCGCAGCGCCAGGATCAGCAGGATCAGCCCGCCGATGCACCAGACGATCCACGCGAACGCGGCGAACGCGGGCACGAACTGAGTTGCCAGCCGGACCACGATGAAGCAGACGAGGGCGACGGCCAGCGCGTAGATCAGGAGCCAGACCAGCGACACCAGCGCGGGCTCCACTAGATCACCTCCGTACAGGAAAGCGCTCTCGCCGTTTCGTACGACTCGCCGACGACCTTCTCGACCTCGAACGTCCGCGTCCCCAGGATCACGCGATCCTTGACGGTCACGTCAGCGAACGCTTCGAGCCAGATCAGCCAGTCGCCAACCGCCCGCAACTGCCCGCTGCCGCCGACCGCCTCGGTCGCCGTGGTCGTGCGCGACGAGAGCCGGCACGGCAGGCCCGTAGCGACGACCTGCCAGTCCTGCGTGACGCCGTCGGCCGTGTTCGTCTCGACGTAGCGCGACACGTCGCACACATCCGGTAGGAAGCTGTTCTGCAGCGAGCGCAGCCAGTCGAGCGGGAGGCTCACGGTCATGCGAGCACCGGCCGCTTATACGAGTTGAGGATGTCCGCGACGGCAGAGCCGGGAGCCGCCCACGAGGAGCCGGCGGCCGAGCTCATGCCGGCGCCGGCGGTCGCTGACTTCGACAGCGTGACGTTGACGTCGTTTTGACCGACCGAGATGCTCTGGACGCCGGCCAGCGACGGGTTGGCCGCGATGACCGACGAGCCGGCCTGGATCGTCATGCTCTGCTGCATGACGCCCGACGCGATCATGGTGGCGGCGAGCGTGATGTCGGCCGGCACCGCGTCGGCGTAGGTGTAGTCGACGACCGCGAGCGCCGGCGCCACGGACCACGGAGCCAGCGCCCCATACCCGTAGCCCGGCAGCAGCAGGACGCCGGCCACGGCGTCAACCAGTTCGTAGGCGGCTGCGTCGAGCGGCGAGGGCTCGGCATTCGGGGTCGTGGACCGCAGTCCAACCGCGTCGACGGCCGAGACCGGCGTGTGGTCGAGGTAACAGCGGGCGACGGCGCCGTAGGTGTCGGCTGGGCCGGGCACCACGACCGGGCGGAGCTCGCCCGAGACGGGCGATGTGCCCTGCCAGGAGCGTCCCGTGTAGCCGTCGATGTACGACGTCACGGCGGCAGCCACGGCGTCGGCCTGCGCCTCCTGCTCGGGCGTGAACGTGACGCCGAGCGCCGCGGCGATCTGGTCGGATGACCTTGTCGTCGTAGCCGTAGCGGGTCGGATGCGTCTGGTCCGCGCCTCTCGGCTCGACGGTGGCGGGGATGACGCCGGGCACAACGACCGTGCCCGGCCTCAGGACGGCGAGCAGATGCCCGTCAGCATCGAACACCGACGCGCCCTCGTCGCCGACCGTGTACTCGGCCACCTACGGCAGCCCCGTGACCTTGCAGAACGAGAGCACCCGCTTGATAGCGAGCGTCGCCCGCAGCTCGGCCAGGATGGTCACGATGTTGCGGATGTACTGGTCGTTGATCCAGCCGGTGCCGACCGAGCCTGACTCGCGGGTAAAGAGCGTAATCGACTGCGGCGTGAAGTCGCCGACGACGCCCTGATTCGCTGGCAATGCCTCGCAGAGCACGACCGGCAGCCCCCAGAGCGTCTGCGCGCCGGTCAGGCCCGGAGATCCCAGCAGGTAGCCGCCAGCCGTGCCGGTCGCCGCGTTCTCGCGGGCGAGCCGAATGGCCGACCAGGCCGCCGCGTCCATGACGTTCGCGTTCGGCGACACGAACCCGTTCGTGCGGACCAGCATCTGCGCCGTAAAGAACGAGTCCGCGATATTGGCGCCGGCCGCCGTGGTCTGGGTGCCGGCGATCGTCATCAGCCCCTGGAGCTGGGGAGCGGTCCCGGTCCCGATGAGGCACTGGGCCTCCAGCACCCGGTTGAGCCCGGCCAGCAGCTCGCCGTCGATGATCGCCCGCAGTTGCGGCGCATCCGCAATCGCCCTCGTCGTCACGGGAATCCAGTGGGCGATCGACTGCACGGCCGCCGATTGGACGGCAAGCGCGAGGCCCGACTCGGCCTTGGTGCCCGATGTTCCGGTCGCGGCGGTCGCCTCCAGCACCGGCGCCGCAGCGTTGGTGAACGTCGGGACGACCCACTCGACCAGGTCCGAGGTCGTCGGGACCGTCGGCAGCAAGTCCAGGAACGACAGCTCTGGATACAACGACATGAGGGCAGGCTGGCGGTCGGCGAGGATGAGCGCGCCGGCCGAGGTATCGGAGAGCCCGGTCACGAGCGCCTTCAGCTCACGGATCATGCTGACGTCGTCCGGCGTCGACACCGAGAGCGCGACGCGTGGCTGGGGGTCGTCCCAGGCGCGCCGCTTGACGGAGTCGAGGTACTGGTCGCTCGACGTGAAGCGTGCGCCGAGCGTCATGCGCCGGCCGCCGTTGCCCCCATCGCGGTGATCGGGGTCCGGCTGGCGATGCGTCTCGGCCGGCACGCGGGTCGCCTTGACCATCTGCTGCCGACGTCTGGCGATCGTCTCGGCCTCGTCGACAATCGCGGATCGCTCCTCCAGACAGTCGAGCGTCGCCAGGAGCTTCTTCTCCTGCGCGTAGTCCGTGCCGTGCTCCGGTAGGACGACGCCGCCGTGGCGGCTGGCGATCTCCTCGGAGGCGGTCCAGTGCTTCGCGATCTCGGCCCGGAGGATCGGCCCGCTCATGTTGTTCAACTGGTCAAGGGACAGGTCGATCTCGACACCCTGGTACTGCATCAGTCCACCTCCAGGAGGCCGGCGCGCACCAGGCGACGACGGCGTGGTTCGCGGGCGATGACGATCGGCGGCACGCTCGGCTCGGAGGCCGGCTCGGGCGCCTGCTTGACGTCGGTGATGACGGCGTTGACGTTCGCCGGGATGGCGACGGCCGAGACCTCGTAGAGCTCGACCTTGCGCAGGACGCGGACGCCATCGTCGCGGTACTCCCACTCCAGCGGGATGTAGCCGATCGAGAGCGAGTCCAGGACGCCGGCTTTCGCCAGCTTGTGCGCGTCGGTGCCGGCCCTGGTATCCACGACCGACCAGCGGCCGTAGAGCCCCTCCTCGGTCTCGCGGAGCTCGAGCTGCTTGCCGATCGGCTCGTAGTGCTCGTAGAGAAACTTGGTCGGACGGGCCGCGATCGAGTCAGCGAACGCGCCGGGAGCGACGACGTCGTTATAGGCGTCAGGGGCGCCCCAGAACGTCGAGGCGAGGCCCGCGATCTCCCAGCCGGCGTCGCCGTCGGTGACGGCCTTGACCTCGAACGGGACCGAGCGGTGCTGGACGAGCATACGAAAACGCCTCCCTTCCCCGCGCGCTCGTGGCTCGGAGAGTGGGAGGCGTCATGCGCCTTACCGTGTTTAGCTTTTGCCTAGTCTATGCCAACGAAGAACGGTATGCAAGTATCCTGCGAGATTTGTAGAATAG